AATCTGTTACCCTCCCAATTTGGAACGCATTTTCTTTGCTTAATTTCTTGATTGTTCATGATTTTTTGTATTATAATATCCTTTTTCATATTTCGTAATTCTGTAAGAAAATCCTTCTGGCATTTTCCGCAGTAAACATCAAAACCGCCTCCGTATTTGACAATAGACATCAATCTTGCAAAATCTACATTCAGCGAACCATTTAATAGTTCGCTGTCAGTAGATGAAAGGATAATATCTAATTTGTCAATCATTAAGGTGAAGTCAATAAAGCCTCAAGAGCTGCTTTAGTTCCAGCGTAATCTGTTTTAAGTACATGATATTCTGAGTACTCGTCACCCTCTTGCTCTCTTGATGCCATTTCAATCAATCTTACACCGTTTTCAGCGTTAGAACGTCTAGTATCAGTAGTTACATAAAGACCAGATTTAACACCATAAGCAACAAAAACACCGTCGCCTGTAGTTGTTTTATTCTTTCTTTCGACAATAACAATCAAATCTTCTATATTATCAATATTTTCAATCGCTGTACTTGTCAATTCAAAGCATTTCATACTCATATAATGAGTATAAGAAGGTGCAAATCCTGGTTGTACAACTTTATCATGACCAACAACCAAACTACCATGAACAACAGTTAATTTATAGGCTAATTTACCAGTTGCCATTGCAACGTCTGTAATTTTTGAGCCTGTTGTTCCGTCAAAAGTAGGTTCAAAATCCTTTCGATTCATTAAATATGCGACTGTTTCGATCCCGCCAATCGGCTGCGTACTACAATCTGATGTAATCGCTGCTGCTATTCCACTTGAACAAGCCATTTCTTAATCGTTGTCTATTGTGAATAAATGTTTAGCTCTTATAGTCTGCGTACTGTCATACGGAGCAATGACTATCTTCAAATAAGGCTCGAATATAGTTGTCTTTAAGTCGGACTTAGTTGTTATCGTTGCACCAGTACCGGCGTAACTTATAGTATCAATCGGCGTCCAATTAGTTGCATCAATAGAGCTATAAGTAATTACTCGAGCCTTAGTATATGTACCTCTTGTTCGATAAATAGTAGTCTGTAATTTAAACCTTTCGGCAAAAGGCGTGATATACATAGTATATGTCTTTGTGCCGTTTTTAATCACAGTGTCAGAGGTTGCATATTGATAACCGTATGAACCGCTTTTTGTGTAAGTAGCTTGAGCCTGTACTGTATTCAGTGTGAATAACGATATAAGAGCTATTAATAATAATCTAAACTTTTTCATTTCTTTTTCTTTTTAGTGTTTAAAAATAGGGAGGTTTTACCCTCCCTTATGTCTTAATATGCTACCGTGATCAAGTAATCTTCAATTACTTTTGCGTCGATTTTGAAACCGTATTCAAAACGGTTTACTTTGTCGTCCTCTGAATACCAGAATTTGATATTTTTCAAATCGTTTTCATTTAAGAAACCAATTGGAATATTTGAAGGAACTGTGAAAACTGCACGGTTTGGAAGGTAATAAGCATGATTTGTAGAGTTATCCTCAAAGTCTGCCAAAAGGTCTTTATCCCAAATATTTTGCATGTTTATTACTTTTTTCCCGTTAAAATCCAAAGTCTGTAATCCGTTTTGGGTAATATCAATTGAGAAAGTTTGCGATTTTGAGATAAGGAATTTTCTGTAATTCTCCCAAAGTCCATTTGTAAGCATCATTACAGCACTTAAATCTTCTTTCAAACGAGAATCAGAAGCTGCCCATATAGACTCCATCAACAAATAAGCTTCGTCAGAATCTAAAGCGGTTTGAGCTGCAGTAGTTGTTAAAGCATTTTTATCAATAGTTATTTTTGCAATAGAGCTTGTTCCGACTCCTGTAAATATTTGCTCCCAAAGACCCTCAAAATAATCGTAGAATTTCACATTTCCAGCAGATTTTAATCCTGCTGTTGCTGCGCCTGATGCTGCTACGCCTGTATCACCAAGCCACGCTGCTCTCATTACTGTTGGCTGGATAGTTTCAGAAAGCAAAAGAGCAACAAATTTTTGCTCGTCTGTTCCCGAAATATCAAACAATTGCTCAGCACTTCTTATTTTTGTGTAATAAGCTTTGAACAAAGCGTCTATTTCTGCTTGACAATGCTCTAGTCTGTCTTCGATAAGTTTCGGAGTCCATGTTTTTTCAGACATAGTCGCTTTTGCTCCAGAAGACTGAGGAGTACAGTTTCCTGTTCCTTTCAATCCAGATTTACCCATTAATCCAGCTAATACGATTCTTTCATCAACGGTGATTCCGTTAACAATATCGTGAATAGCGTTCATTAAAGGCAATGAAAGCGACCTTTCAACAATAAATTCTGCGAACGCTTTTTTCTCTTCTGGGTTAAGCGTCAAACCACTAATATCAAATGTTGTTGCCATTTTTTCTTAATGTATTATTTTATATTTTGTTTACTTTTTCTTGAATGAAAATCCAACATTACCACCGCTCGAAGGAGGCGTATTTGCTGAATTTGGTTTTCCGCTAGAAAACTGACCTTTGATTTTCTCAAGAGATTCATTAACCTCTTTTAGTTGAGCTTTAAAACCTTCGACAGATGCTTTGCTTTCTTCCGCTTTCGCTTGTGAAGCTGCTATTTCTGCTTTTAGTTTTTCATTCTCGGCTTTCAAAGCTTTCATTTCTTCACTCTCTTGAGCAGCTGGAACAACAGAAGTTACTTTACCGTTTTCGCAAACAACTTGAGAACCGTCAGGCATTGTATAAGTGCCAGTTGCGGGAGTTCCTCCAACCGTTACCGTAACACCTGCTGTAATTTCAGAGACTTCATTAATCTCAGGGAACGTTAATTCGTTACCAGATGCATCGTTAACCATCAAGGATTTGATCCCTAATAGTTTATCGACTCCTAGCTTTAGTTTAGCCATAATTGACTCTATGCCAGTGAGCGACTTCTTTAATTCTTCATTTTCTTGCATTGATTTTATATTTGTGTTAGACTTAAATTTTGCTACAATTTTAATAGGCTCTTTAACCAATGTTGCAAATCTTAGTGTTTCAATTTGCTCAGGGGTCAGAGCGATATTTTGAGACATAAAGGTTTTAATTACAGATGCTTCAACTCCTGTTTTTTTAGAGTAAAAAGAGATATATTCTTTTTCAACTTGTTCTAATTCTTTTGACATTTCCGCCATATATGCAGAATCTCCCTCGGCTATCGTCCATGGATTATGAACTAAAAATTCGCCAAGTGTTGGATTAAATACCCTGTCTTGTAATTCGGGAATCATAAACAGCGTAGTTGCTGCACTTGCAACAATACCAGAGTTTCGAGTCTTAATCATTTTACCCGACTTAACAAGTAAATCATACATTTGTTTTGCAACATGATTATAACCTCCGACACTATTAATGTCTAAAATTAATTCAGATTCATTTTTTGCTGCATTTAAAGCGAGAGCCAAATCCTGTATTGTATATATTTGCACGTCATCAGGCTCATCGCCTTTGTCTGCTAAAACTCCATGTATAAATATTGTGTACATATTATTAATAATTTGGATATGTTAAATATAAATGCTTATATTTGATTATTCCAAATGTTTAACGAAAACTGCCATAAAAATGAGTGATAAAAAAAAGATGCGGTTAAATCCAAAACCAGTTAGAACACTTTTATTTGATGAGACAATAGATATACTTTATCGAAATTCAATAAAGCAAAATAAGTCTATTAGCTGCTTAATTCGTGAGGCTGTTGAAAAAGAGTTTCCTATACCTGTGCAATAAGTGTTTTTTCAGTTTGAAGTTTTTGAGCTGCTGTTACCTCGTCAACTATTGCAATCTTCTCAACTGTCGGCTGTGTAAATGTTGAATCTATTCCAGTTTGACGTGCTACTATTCCTTGCCCTAAAGCACTATTTACTGATGCCATGCTTGACGCTGCTCCACTTGTTATCTTTGAGCCTACAGAAGCGTATGAGCTACTTCCAGACTTTTTGCTAGTTGATGTTTTTCCTTTGATGTCAGTGTCTACCGACCAAATTTGGTCTACTGTTGCATATCCAGCAACCAAGGCGGCTGCTGCAGCAATGCCCCCTAATATAGGTCCCACATATGGGATTCCTGCCATTGCTTTAAATGATGAAACTGCGGACTGTAAGGTGTCGATAGTTGCAACCACTGTAGCTGCTATTTTACCCGCTGTTGTGGTTTCTCCAAATATAATTACCAAGTTTGCAGCTGTCTGTGAGGCGATGTCTAAAGTGCTTTGGAATTGTAAATAATCAATTTCATTTTTTGCGTCTGCATAACGCTTATATATATCTGTAGTTTCTGCACCTATGCTTTTGGCGTATGCAATCTCTTGTTCTTGTTGCCAGTCTAATTTTTGTCGTTGCGCTTCGAGTTCTTGTAAGTAATTCTCATTAAGCACAAGCATTTTATTCTCCCTTTCGAGTGCTTCTTTTTCAGTTATTCGAGCAGCTTCACTGGCTTCAAAAGATAGTTTTGCATCCCGTAAAGTTTGATCGTAAATCTCTTGTGTGGTTAGGCCTAAATCAAGTTTCGTTTGAGCAACAGAAACAAGCTCATCATATTCCTGTTTATTAAATTCAGCTCTATTAGTTATCTTTTCAAGATTGTAACGTCTCCATTCTTGATATTCTTTATCTAGTAATTGAAGTTTTTCGGCTGCAATTTTCTCTAATTCTGTAATTTCTTCTTTTGCTAATGTATTTAATTCTCTTTGTATCTGCCTAGCGTTAGTATATCTCTCTGCCTCTTTTTTTGAAATTGCTGCAATCGACTCTGCTTCTTTTTGTTTGTTTTCTTTATTCGTTCTTGAAAATGTATTTTCTAAAACTTGAGCATCTTTTCTTAAAGTCAAGTATTGTGTTTCTTTTTGCAATATTGAATCTTCAAGATCTCTAGCTTCAAGTAAATATTTTTTTCGTTCAGATGCGGTATACTTATCTTGCTCTTTAGCTTTCAATCTAAGTTCTGCTATCTGACTTTCTAATTTAGCTCTTTCAATTAGTAAATTTCGCTCTATAATATCCGCCTTTGCTCTCATGTCTGCAACTTTAGCTGCTTGAATTGCCTCCTTCTCATTTTCATTAATAAATTTTTTTGTCGCCTCAATTGCAGATTCAATTTTATCTGTAAAATTATCTACTCCGAGACCTACTTTTGCAACTGCATTTACTGCGACTTTTCCAGCTTCTGTAAATTCACCTTTAAACAATAAACTTATAGACTTACCAAGCTGCGGTACAAGTTCTAATAACCCCTCGAATCTGTTGTATATATTTTGTTTTATTAGATTTGCAAAATCGATTATAGCTTGTTTAGGATTTTCAAAAACTGATATTATTTTTTCTCCAAAATCTGCTAAAACATCATTTATATTACCTATAATAGCACCAGCAACTGCCATTATCTTATTCCATTTATTCTGCCCTTCTTCAGACAAAGTAAAAGCAGCTTTTAATGAATAAAATATGGCTACTAAAGCTGTAATGGGTAATATTGCCAATCCCATCGAGAATCCGAATGCTTTTGCTGCAAGAGATGCTTTTTGCATTGGAGCTGGCATGCTTATAAATGTAGATGCAATTCCACTAAGACCTTTATCATACTGTCCTATTTGTTGAAATCCTTGCGATTGAGTATCTGAATATCCTTTTATAGCTTCATTGTTTTTATTAATCGAGGCTACAAGCGCATTATTATCCTTTATTCCTTGCTCTGTTTCAAGATTCAAACTTTTTTGCTGTTTTCTCATTACTGCGTTCTCTGCCTGCAAACGCTTAATTGTACCTATTTCATTTGTCTGAGATGTGTTTAAACTATCTATATTTTTTTGATTGTCTGAAAGTTCTTTTTTTGTATTTCTTAATTCGCTTTCAAGTTTTACGTATTCTTGCGAATTTTTGCCTGTTGCTTGCGCCTGAGCTTTTAATTCTGTAGATAATTCAAATACTTTTTTCTTTAATTCTACAGTGTCATTTATAGCCTTATCGTAATCTATATCAATTGTACCTATTACTATAGTTTCAGCCATATCTTAAAGTTTTATGAGTTCTAATTTGGTTGCGGAATTTTGTGACAAAGGATTGAATCCTTTTATTTTATTTAAAAAGAAATATCCTCCGAGTTCTGGAATATGATATTTTGCAAAGTATTGAATATTGTTCACTTCTATGAATTTTAGATATTTTTCTACCTCATAGTAAACAGGGTAAGCCAACATAGTTTCAAGCTTAGTATATTCTGAGCTTAATTCATATAATCTTGATTGATGTAATTGAGTAGCCGAGCTTACTGTAATTGAATTATGAATACTTGTTACGGTCGTAGTGATTAATGTAGGATCATCAATTATTAAAGTGAATTCTTTTAGAGCATCATTCTTTGATAGATTTAGAATATAGTCACCGCCGTATAATAATTGGTTAGGAATGTACATTGAAATATCAAACAGTGATTCAGTTTTTAGACCGACTTCTATATTTTCATTGAAACACTCAATGAACTTTGAGTTTACTGTTGAGTCTGCATCTTCATAAAGCTTTGAGAATTTAATCCAGTTTTTTTGCTTCCAGCCCTCAACAGAGGGTTTAAATTTATTGGTACCGGTTAATCTTCCCGTGAAATTTATTTCGGGAGCGTTTTCGATGTCATCGAATCTTCTAATGATATACTTAGCTGATCCGTCACTTTTAATAGTTCTATCAATAAGACAATTGAAATATTGAAAGAAAATCTTTACTAAATCATAAAGCGTTTTATCTTCTTTATCAATCGAAATATCGTTATAAGGATAGAATGGAATATTGTCTTTGTATTCAAAATAGAACTCTGTCGAGCTTGTGTGATAGATTCTTAAATTCTTAAATGGAATTTGAATTATACTAGCAATCGCATCTTCAAATATATTATAGTCCAAAGTTTCATCTAGTACCGAAAAATCAACACCGTAAAAATCCTCAATAAATTCAAATATAGTTTTGATATAAACTGAAAAATGACCACCTAATGAAGTTTCGTTTTGTAGTAAAATATTCGCTCCCGACTCCGATCCGTTCGAATAATAATTACTCATGAAAATAGGCAAATGCAAACCTTCGGTACTATTTACGTATGTTGAAATAAAATTTGCGAACGTTCCCGAATAAGGAGAACTTATTGAAGGTAGTCCCTTATTTGTTTGAAGCCATAAAATAAAATCAGCGTTGAATTGTTTCCAAGTTTCTTTTTTCAGTTTTCCCCAGATATCTTCTTTCCCGGATGCAAACATATTTATCCTGCTATCAACATCGGTAACATTTGCGATTCCGTTTTTAATCATCTGAACCCCGTTTACTATATAATCACAAGACATTTGAGAATAAACAATACTGCTTAATGAATGAGCATTACCAGCAAAACCAAGCGTTTTTAAATTTCGTTTTGTTTTAGGAACTGAAAAATTATTCGACACGGGCTGAAATATAGTCGCTGGATTCTTTATGTCATAAGACTGCATATCAAGTCCTATAGCTGAACCCTCGTCTAAATCTAATTGAGTATTATTAACATAAAGTAATTGCATAACTTATTTTGTGATGTTATAATTTTTTGGGAGGGTAACGGTAATTTCAATATTAGTAAAGCTCATAGAATTGTCTTTTAGCATTCCATCACCCGAAACGGTTACTTTTATCCAGTCTTTTTTAAAGTCACCTTCTCCAGCTCTCATATAAACAACAGGACTCATGAATATATCATTAAGGATATCCTTTTCTTCGTTGGTTAAATGTTCGCTTCTTAAGGTCAACTGCCTATTTGCATCGTAGCCAATATTACTTTTGTCACTCTGAGCATCTAAAATCGATGTGATGTAATTTGAATAGTTGCCGATTTGTGAAGATGTTATGGATTCCTTCCATTTGTCATTAAACATCCAGAATCTGTATCGCCCATATTTGTCAAGATACTTCAAATATTTCACAGAATTGTTCGAGCATTTTTTTAATGCATCTTTTACAACTACATTAATTCTACAATACTCAATATTGTTAGAGTAAATTATAACCTCCCTACTAACAGAAGGTTTTACCTTAATCCTGTAATATCCTATCGAACTACTCATTACACCGCAAAATAAATAAGTTCAAAAACATAATATTCAATATCAGACGCAGAACCTGGAGCTATCGCCACAATCCCTGCGTCATTAATTCTGATAGTAGCTGGGTTTCTATTTGTGCCGTTCCAAGGTGCAGCCGTTGAGTACCAATAATTTCCAGTAGAGGGATAAAGACTTGAGTTATCAAACTTAAATATATTCAAATAAGTGCCTATTGATGCTGCTGAACAGATAATCCTACCTGAAACTATAATCGTATTCCCGCTTTTCCAAGTCCTCAAATAATCAACAGTCAAACTTGCATGTTTAACTGAATAATCTACATTTGCCGACAAGCTAACAGGGAGTATTTTATCAGCAACAAATTTTTGCGTGGCTGGATAATAATTGCCAGTTGCTGTATAAGGCTTAGTATTAGCGACCCCCAAAACAGCCCCCGAACTCGCTTGATATAATTCAGCTTTCGGAGCTAAAAGCGTATTCACTTGAGATGCAGAATATACGCCTAGATTACTGCGTGCTGCGGTTGCATCTAATATATCACTTAGATTGTTTTCTTTCTTCAAGAAATTTAAAGCCGAATAAAGAAGCGACTTAATTACACTCCATTTTATGTTATAGGTCGGAACTCCATCCCCTCCATGAGCGAAAACGCTATCATCCTGAGGGTCTTGTAATGTTTTCTCAAATAATCTAGTTCCTGCTATTACAGGAGTTTCCGCATCGTACTGTAAAATCAAAGTATGCGAACCTGTTATCGTATCATTGCAATTCAATACAACATTATTGGCATCAACAGTCTGAAATATCCCGAATGTTGCCTGTTGAATACCTTCCTCGTTATACCAAATCGGAACAACATCTCTAGTATTTAAGTTATGTTCTACCTCTAATTGATAATCGACATTTAAATCAGTTGCCGAAAAATTTACTTTAAAATTTGCCATGTCTTATAATTTTAATTACCTCTTAATAAATAATCATTCTCGTCCAAAAACGGCGTATCGTCGTAGTCGATATAAACATCATCTACTCCGATTTGTCCGTCAACAGTGAAGAAATTATTATCACTATTATTATACCAGTACATGTAACATACATCATTCTTTTGTGAGTAGAATACTAAATTTTCATTATTATAAATTTCACTTACCGCCACAGTTTCGCCAAATTGTCTACTACCATGTAATGCAACGAAATTTAAAAGCGTCTCAACAGCATCAATATAAAACCGAATATTGAAAATCTTTGTAATCCCTTCTACATACTCAACAACATCTAATTGAGACTCAAAGTCGTCGAAAGAGTCCATGTATGCGTCTAGTATATCATTTGCTTCAAATATGTATGTAACGACTCCTGTTGTAGTATTATGCGCATATTCCACGCCCTGAAATGTTCCTAATACTGCATTGTTTTCGTCTTGAACTTCGATAAATAAAACGGTCGGCTTCGCTAATGTGTAAGCAACATCAATCATAAATATAACAGGATTATGAATTGCGATTAAATCACAATTACCTGTCTTATTATCCTGTGTTATTGTTATGCTAGTTATTGCCATTTTTGAATATCATTTTAATGTCTGTTGTAATTTCTTTCACATAATCCAATCCAGCTTCTTTTACTATTTTGGAAATGTTTTCATCGTTGATTACTTTTGAAACAAAAGGTTTGCCTTTATATCCTTTTCGCCCCAAATCATAAGCTATTGCAAATTTAAGACTTTCATTTATTCCTTTTGCTTGAATCCATCTTGAAATTGGAGAATCGGATTTGTTTGTCATATATAAAGCGAACCCAACTAATTTTTTATGATTTTGATTTTTATTTGGCTTTCTTCCGTTTTCCAAAAAGTAAGTATAGTCAGCTCCAAGTATTTCTATTTTAACATTGCCTGTCTTTTCCGTAGTTTTTGAGTCAAGATATTTCTCCCAGTCGCCTGTTGCTTTGCGTCCTGAATTAACATACTCAGTTAACAAGTCTTTTTTTATCTTGTCTACGCTCTTTGTTAATATGTCGCCGAATGTTTTCAATGAGATAGTACTATATTTGTTTGAACGCAATCCAAATTTTCATCAAACTGATTTATGACTTCGGATATTTCAATTTGGTTTTTTAGTTCTAAATCATAATTACATATCAATGCTCCGATTATTAATGATAGACCTGAAGTTAATGATTTTAGCCTTCTATCATATTTCTGTTGATGAGTCTCGTCTAGTTCTGCCGAAGTGGACGTTTCGCATTTGCGCCCATACATCATAAAACCAGAATATTGAACATTAACAACTTTCCCTGCTTGGAACTCAGGAATATAATTAAAACCAACGAACAAAACATGTTCATTAGCTCCCAAATTATCAGATATGACAATATTTTGCAAATGAATGTCGGCTAATTCTTTCGCTCCATAAACGAATTTAATACCATTTGTGGTACAATAAGCTTTGATTGTTTCGTTTATCTCGAAGAAATTCATTTGTTTATCTTGTTAATTCACACAAATATAAATCAATGTTAATGATTTTTTTGCTTTTGTCGATATATTTCGTTTATTTTTTTTTCGTATTGATTTATTTTCTTTCTTGCGTACAATTCAATAAAGCACAAATCATAAGGTAAATTGCGGACTGCTTCTATTTTAGTGACATCGTTCCCTGCTAATTCCCTTATTTGCATATATACTCCTAAATCTGAAAAATCTTCAAGCCCCGCCATTTCCTGCTCGGCTGTCGTTTCGTGAGAAAGTTTTATTCTTTCAATGTTTGAGATGTTTTCAATTTCGCTTTGAATATATGCTATTGTTCTGCTTATCTGGTCAATTCGATAATTTGCTATTTCAGGCAATTCTACTCCGGATATTAAAGAAATATAATCTACTGCCTTTGTTATTGACATTTCGTTACCTAAATCAAATTGTAAATCCTTTACAATACCAAACTTCCAGCTCATAGCACTACCAAGGTTTAATTCGTCTACTGCAGTTTTAAATCGAGTTGCGTATTTCATAGCGAAATTGTACTCTGATTTGTCGGCTAATACTACATAATCTTTGAATGTTATTAATTCTAGTTTCATTTTAATACCCTCATTTTAGTTTTCTTTCTTGAATAAAGTAATGTTTGAACAATATACCTCATTGCATCTAGTAAGTGATTGAACTCATCAATCGGAACTTCACCCTTTTTGTCGAGCCAAATATATTTTCGTAATTCGTTTGCTAAATTAGTCGAACGTTCGGTAATGATTATCTTGTAACCTTGAATTAATTTAATGTCGTCTATTACCTTATTTTTTGAAACAGCTTTTATATTCAAGCCTTTCTTTAGTAAGTCGATAATTGTCCTAGCCCCTGCCGAGTCTGCAACTATTAAACTTTTGCCTACTTCGTCTTTAATTTCATTATAAAGTTGGTCTGTTGACATTCCAGACTTATAAAGAATCTCATCAACATAAATAATCTTATTGACATTATCAACAGCAACCTTAACAACAGCGTCTTTGTCTTTAACTCCGAAGTCCTGTCCGTAGGCGAAAGGTAATTTATTGTCAAATTCACCAAACTCCCAATTTTGAAATATAGCTCCTTCGAGCTGACCTAATAAACCAAGCCCGTACACTTTCCACCAATTTGACCAGAATTTGGATTTGATGTTTGATTCTGCAAATAAATCTTTTGAATTTGGATCGTGGAATCCTTTTATTAAAGCTTTCTCGATCTCTTTAATAATAGTTTCGTCAAGAGCCTCGTTGTCTTTATAAGTAAGAATTAATGTTTCACAATCTGAGTCGTCTTTTAATTCATCATGTACCCAAAATTCATTCGAGGGGTTAAAATCTAACCAAATTACTTTTCGGGTTCTGATTAAAAGTTGGTGGAATGTCTCAAAATCTATCCTGTTCGCTTCATTTATATATAAAACGTCTCTTCGGGGACCACGTACTTTATCCTCCTGCTCAACAGAAAAGAACTCTATAAAAGAATCGTTTGTGAATGTATATACCGAGTTTGAGCTAGTCCAGTTCTTTTTTTGAAACCTATTAGTAGATTTCATTATCTTCAAAAAATCCCTTATCGCCCCTCTCTTTAGGTGAGGCACAGACTCAGAACAGATTGAAATTTCTGAATTTGGATTCTTTATTGCGTAGTCAATAAGTATAGGAATAATACCGAATGTTTTACCAGCTGAAGTTCCGCCCGGCACTATTCGTATTTTCTTCTTTAGTTTAAGAAGTTTATTTATCGATGTTGTTCGTATGAACATTATTCATTTTCGGGAAAAAGTGGCTGTTCGATTATGCTATGTGTATTTTCTGTTTGTATTTTTTCGCTCATTCCAAATTTTGCCGACAACAAAAACTTGACAATTGACGGGTTTAATTTATCGAAAACCCCGAATTTTTGAAGCTTTAATTTTTCTATATCTTTTGCTTCTTCTAATAATTCTAAAAACGAGGAATATTTTTTAGCCAAATAAGACGGTGTGTCACGTGATATTTTTGCAACATACTTATTCCTGTCAACAACTAACAAAATAAACTCTTCAAAGAAAATATTTTCATCATTTAGTTTTAACCAATTTAACAAATCGTTTCCAAATTCAAGAGCTAAATCCTCTGTCCACTTTTCGGCTGCTTTGTTTCCTTTCTCGAATTGTTTGCCTTCAATGTTTCCATTTATTTTTCCTTTTCCTCCTGGCATATTAGTAATTTTTAAATATCTCGTGTTTTTTTCTTAACTTTTCACCAAAGAAAAATTCATCACTCATTTTTTTATCAAATTCAAACATTTGTTTTGAATGAAATATGTTATACTGCTCCACCTGAGCATTCATTGAAAAATTTCCGCTGCCGTCGATAACAAATTCATCGCCTCCGCATTTTAATAAATGAACTTTTGAATGCACCCAATAAAAACACAAATTACATCTTTCGTGTTCTGAAAACAAATCTTTCAAAAGTTTATATATTTTTGGAATACGAAACACTGCTGTTTCTGTCATTATTATTTGAAGCTTTTCTATTTTTCCTTCATTTAATAATTGAAACAACGTGAATAATGTTTTTTCATCTATCGTATATGTTTGAATACTTAAGAAGTCTATTTTGCCATACTTTTCGATAAACTGCATAAATATAGAAAACGCATTTATCTGGCTTTGCGTTCTAATCGACAGTACTGAGTTTTCTTTTGGAATTTCAAAACTACCTTTGGATTTTAATATGTGTGAGAAAAACTCAAGATTTTCCTGTGCGATAAATTTAACATCATTCAAATCTTGAGTAATATTATCTTGTTTGAATTTATTCAAGTCTTTCTCTTTTTTAGTTGAAAATCTTGAATTTTTATAATGCGATTCTTTTATTTTGCAATCTAAATTCATGTGCTATTGATATATTTTAAAGTAAATATACGAAATAATTATTGTTTTGGTTTTATTTATTAAAAATACATCCGTTAGTTCCTAATTTACCATGGTTTAAATTCCAGCACCATTATTAAATTCTGTACTAAAACATTTGCTTATTCCAATTACTAAAAGCTTAAGGTAAATATTACTAATTCTAATATCATACATAAATTCTGAAATTCCTGTAATATTACATTCTGCTTTATATTTTGTTTTATTTCTTTGATCGTCTATAATTTCTTGGACTTCTTTATTGATTTGCTCGTTAGTTAGTTTCATACCCTTGATTTATTTAGTTAAAATATACAACATAACAAATGTTGTCAATAATTATATGGTGATACTCTTGTCCCATGTTTGGATTTGTGAATTTGTTTGATTCTTTTATTGTGCTGAAATTAGGTGTTTTATTTTCTCTTAACGCTTTTAGAAAATTATCTGAAATGATAGCTAATTCTAAATCGTATGGAAATTCTATCATTTCCATTTGCGACATATCTGTAAAATCCCAAAGCGTGAAGTTTTTCAATTTATTTCCTGACATAAATCTAGTGCTAATTTTGTATGAATCTATAAACATGTTCCTTGATTATTTAGTTAAATTTCATAAGTAAAGATAACTCCAACTAACGCAAAATTGTAATACTATATTTTATTTAATAATACTATGTTTCATTTATGAATTTCATAGACTAAATCAATATCAATATCGTTGTATTTTTTTCCGTAATACCTTTTACAAACTTTCTTAAATCTATCAATATTTAAGACTTTCCGATTGCATTTTATATTTTCGAATTTACATTCTTTTCGTTTGTATATTCTGATTTGGAGGATTATGTAGCTCATTATAAATCTGGATTTGCTTTAATAAATAACTCATATCTATCAACTAGTTTTTTGAATGTTAAATCTTCTGTATATTTCTCGTTCGCATGATAAATCATAGCTCTACTCACATTTACCATTTTAGTAGAGCTTCTAATTATTTCAGCTCGTTCGTGATATTGTATTGTTTTTTCGAAAAGACAATCAATATTCTTATAAATTCGATATAGGTACAAGTGCCTTGCGTCTTTATATTCCTCTTTTCTACATTTAGATTTAATCGCATCTACTGATATGTTACAGAATTTTGCAACTCTTGTAATTTCTATTTCTGGATTTATTTTCACCGTAATTGGTGCTAACCAATAGTTCATAATTGATTGTTTTTGATCATTCCGATGTTATTCTCGAAATGGTTTGTTAATTGTAATGATTACAAAATATATACGCAATTGCGTATACTGATATGTTAAGTGCAATTATAAAGACCGCTGCACATCGAGCCTTTGTACTTTGATTTCATCAGTTTCAAAAGCCTGTTTTTTTCGAGATAAATAAGTATTGATATTATCTTCATTGTCTTTATAAGCAGGGTATTTATCGAAAAAAGGCTTTAAACTGGAGAAGCATTCTACCCCTCCAGTTTGTTTGTTTGTAAAAAGTATAATTCTCATTCTACTTCGTAATTGTAGTTTGCATTTACAAACTCTCTAATTTCTTGAATATGTCTTTTTCTTGCTTCTTTGTTGTTTTCAAACTCTTCTATTTCTTCATCAGAAAGAAACCATAACCAACCTTGGTCTTGTGCTTCGGTATCAGCTAAAATATATTCAGCAGCATTACCACCATTTTCTTTAATGTAAGATGAATTGTCACTTACGTAAGAGTTTAACATTGTTTCGATTGAGTTTTTCATGACTTTTATTTTTTAGAGGTAATTGATTCGTTTCAAAAACCTATACAAATATAATTATAATATTTGTATTTGCAAGTTTTTTAGTCAAATAAATACAATTATTTTTATTTTATTTTTATTTAAATTGGTAACTAAATGAATAACTGCACTTAACACGGCATATACTCCATTAGCGGTTTCGTGCTGTATTATAGTTTGTTGCTCTATCATAAGTTATTTGTAATTTGATTTTTATTCGGTTCTAATCGCCAACGTAGCATATGGCCAACGTTATTTCAATACAAAAATAACTAATATTAATTACATACGAAACTATTTTAATGATTATTTTAAATAAAAAACCTCGGATAATAAGTCCGAGGTTTTCCAAATTCCTAAATCTATGAAAAAACATTAACCTTCCAAGCTCTTCTTTTTTGCGTAATATTTAATAAACGCAACAAGCGCATTGAAATTAGCTGCTATCCAGGCGGCTTCAACATCATCAGGTAATTGTTTAATATCAATTGAATGGTCAATACCCTCAGGCAATGCGGCCAAAACTCCATTCCAGTCATCAATAATAAATGCTTCAATACCCTTTTCGATTGGCTCAACTAAATCAGCCGGGATTTTGTCTCCATATTTTTCATTTATATATTTTAATCCAGCAGGTCCGCCCCAATTATCAGCCATTTCCATGGCGTTACCAAGAATTGTTTTTCCTGTAATCTTTACCCAATCAACAATTTCGTCGATTTTTTCCCAAAGTTTTAATACTAAAGATTCTTTAATCATGATTTTTTTGTTTTTAGTTATACGTATAAAAACGAAAGTTAAGAATTTTGTTGGTATAATTATTTGTTATCGATAATAAATTTTAACTGTCAGAATTTGCTTGTATTTTTTGACGGTTGAATTGTTAAATGTATTCATAATTAGAGTTTTAAATTATTTTGATGATATATAATAGTTATACACAAGCATAAAGAGCCTACCCACGATAAAGCGGCATTAATAAAATTGTGAAGTCTCCAACCGTGAAAATAGTTCCCGATGTTTCGTGAGTGCCGTTTGAAATCTCAATATCTTTTACACCTGTATAAACTGCGGTTCTGATAATTAAATCCAAATATTTGAGCTTGTATTTTTTGTTGAATAAAATACAATCGTGTTCGCTTGTTAATTCAAGTTCATTGCTCGCTACTTTTCCAGTTCCACCGCATTCTTTGCAATCATATTCAGAATCGCAATGGTCGCAGGTAGCAACACCATTTTCGCAATCATCACAATCAATCATTTTAGGCTTAAAACAGCATTCAATTTTCATTAAGTCGTTAAAAAGATTATCAACGCTTACTGTTTTCTTTTCAGTTGATTCGTGTTCGCTTATTACTTTTTCGGCATTTGGGTATTTTTCAACCTCAATATAATTATGCACGCATAAATCAGCTTTTATTTTCCCTACAATACTGGCATCCGTAGAATATAGATAACCATCTTGCAAACTTACCTTAGTCATTGCTGGTCTTAGCGTATCGCTGCTTACAAATTGTCTAATGCAATAGTCGTTTTTAATTGTTTTCATTTTGTATTTATTTTATTATTAAACAAATGCCTGTGTATAACAAGCGGTCATAAAACATTGGGGTTTAATCTGTTATTCAAACTTTGTACCCCGTGCAAAGTTTCGTTTCGGCTGATAGGTTCGTGGCTCGCAATCCCCAACGATTTTATACCGCCATCCGTTATCGGTTATTTATACCACCTACCACCACAATAGCGGCAGCGATAATGGTCAAAAAAACTCATAACCTGATTTTCTTCTTTAATAGGAAGCTGTCAAGGGCAAAATAATTCACAATCATTTTCTTCCGGTTCAGATAAGATATTTGGGTAATCCCAAAATGATAACTTTCCTTTTGCCGGTATTGGTTCTGGAAATTTAATCGGATTGGATAAAACCCAATTGTATATTGCTTTCCCTTTTGCGCATTCTCCAGTCAATTTACTTTCTAATTCATATTGGTATGTTCTTTCAGCCCAAATACTTTCATGGTTAATAACACAATCAACTATTTCTACGGAACCAATTATTAAACCATTTTCATTTAAAAAAGCATCCCATTTGAACGAAAGTTTATTTGCGGATAAAATCATTTCTTCGGTCATTCCAATTCCATATAACCCTACAAGACATCTGTTTTTAAATTCGATATCAGGTTTTACAGCGGAATGAATCAGAACCCTTCCTCTATATTTTGTTTGCCAGGTTCTGTTTTCAATATCTTTTAACCCTTCTACTATTAATGATGCCCAAGGTTGTTTGACTGTAATTACTTTCATTTATATTTTGATTTTAGATTAATAAAAAACAACCGAAGCCCTTCATTTAAGTATCTTTCTAACATTTCATCATATTTACTATTATTCACCATCGCTTGGTTATTTAAAGTTTATCATTCGTAATAAAGTTAGTCTTTAAAAGCTCGTAGAAAGAACACAACGCATTTTCATAACGATTTTTAGCTGATGAATTAGCATAAGCCGCAGGAGTTAACCCGAAGAACCCAGCTATATCTTTATTTGATAAGCCGAGTTCTTTTTTTAGTTCTTGAATTGTCATTATTCAAAAAATAAATATTCGCCAAACTGATTTTTATACCCATTTTCGTCTTGCCAATCTGTTAATTGCGGATTTGAATTAGGATATTGTTCTTGAACTAATTCCACGGCGGCTGAAAAGGAAATTTCACTTTCTCCGCCTTCAAACTTAACTATTAAACAATCATTTGCTCCCGCAAAAAAACCTTCTTCTTTTATTATTTCAAATGTTTTCATTGTTATTGATTTTAGTATTGTTTTAATTGATTATAAGCTGAATCTGCAATTGAATCATTTTCGTGCTGTATTTCTACAGCATCTTTATAGCATCTCATTTGCCAACATTTTCCATTAAAAATAAGAAAATAAAAATCATGTCCTTGAACGTGTTTTTCTTCAAATGACCATTGATTTGAATATTTTACATGTTCTTCGTTGTTTAATACTTTAAACATATCTAAACTAACACCAGCAGCTTCGCGAACATCTTTCTGATTTGAAGCCTTGATCATTTTTTCTTTTATTTCTTGTGAGTTCATTGTTTTATGTTTTAATTGTTGTTTGATGAAGTAAAGATAAGCATATACTTATTAATATGCAAATCATTCGTCAAAGAAAAACATACTTTAGTCACAAAATTAAGCATAAACTTATAAAAAAAACCGGGATAAATTAATATCCCGGCTTTAGTATTTCAATTAATTATAGTTATTTTTTTGTAAAAACACCGTTTACAGGTAGTTTAGCAACACCAAATATTGCTAATCCAACCGAAAATAAATCAACCCCAATAGCCGCTAATCCGATAGGCATAGTTGCAGGAAAGAACAAACAAGCTATTTTAATAACTACTCCAACTCCGGCCGCTCCTAATCCTACTTTCTGAATAGGCTTAAAATAGTCAGGACTTTCAGATGTTGCCCTCTGGCAGGTTTCTTCAATAAATTTTTTCATATCTTAATATTTTGAGATAAATAATTAAAGCAATAAATAAATAAAAAGCCCTAAATACCCAAAAGGCCCAATCATTTAATTTACTCATGAACCAATCGTATATGTAGGTTGTTGATCCTACGAAGTTGATATTAATACCTGCTGTTGTATTATAAGCCATGTCAAACAAACATCCTCTAATAAAAGCATAAAACAAGCCATAAGCTATTACAATTTTCCATGTGATTCCTTTTTTACTTTTCATTAAAACGAAAAATAAAGCTATTACAGCGAGTTCAATTATTTTAGATAGTTCTTTACTTTCATTTGCAAATAACGCGTCTGTGATTGCTTGAAGTAATACTATAATGATTATGATAAGTGATTTCATATACCTTTCATTTGTTTGTAATTATAAATAATCTTCAAAAATACCGATACAGACGGAATATCAATAGGGTTGATTTTGCTAAATAAATCATAACCTACTGTTGAGTTAATAATTTCGTGATGTTCTATTAATTGAATGTTGTTCATATCAAATTTGATAATGCGGACCATCGAAATTTTTAAAACTTCCTCCCCATTTTACTGGAATGTTCATTTTTAAAGCTACTGATAAAATGTGCTCAGATAGTTTTTTATAAACGGAGCGATTCCATGTTACTTTATTGTCGATATAACAAACTACATCAACGGCTCTTGAGGGGAAAAAATTATGCTTGCTACGTTTTTTAACGCCATCACAGTCCGTTACTTTCAGACCAGGATAAACACGCCCTTTTTTGTAAAGTTCCTGCTGTTCTTCGATTGTTCGATAACCTTGTGTTATTTCAAACCTTATAGGACTTGTTTTCTCAGCTTCAACAATTACGGAAACAAGACTATAATCAACTTTTTTTAATCGCTCTAAACTATGCTCGTTCATTTTCCAAGTATTTTAATAACATCATCAAATCTCTGATCCATATATTTTATGATTCTGTCTTCAGAATTTTTTTGCTCCACAACCTGATTAGCCTCGTGTTTATCAAACACAAACTTATCAAGTTTTTTGTCATTTAATTCCTTTATTTGAGCATCATAACTTGCCGCTTTAGCATTTTTATTTACTAAAAAATTACCTAAAAATACGCTTCCAAAAGCGCATGTCGTAGCGAGCGTTATTGTTATCCATCTATCCTTCATGTTGCGAGTCATATTTAAACGCTTTGTATGTTAAAAAAATTATTATCACAAATAAAGAAACAGCTCCGATAGTCAACTTGCTGGCACTCCTGACAAACGAATCGTAAAGCGTTATTTTGAAAAAACAAATTATATAAAATAAAGACATTATAGCCCAATAAATAGAAGCGAATAGCATAATCAATTTATATTTTCTTACAAATAAATGAATTGATATTTGCAGGGTAATTATGAAAAAATAAATTGATGAAAAGGTCCAATAAAAGTTTACCCAATAGTCGTTTTCTGGTTCTCCTAAAAGCTTATATATAAAAGCTAATAGAAAATATATAACTGTTGAGTAAACTGTTATTTTCATAATCCTAACCATTTTTTAATTCGAGCCCAAAAACTCATTTTAGTTTTAGGAGGTGGAGGATCTTCTGGAAATCTGTGTATAATATTCATTTTATTTATGGTTTTAAATCATCATCATCCGGTTCATCGTAGTTTTTCATTTTATTTGTTTTTATTAATTAACTAAAAATTTGTTATTGTAAAATAATAATATACATCTACCTGTTCGATTATCAATTAATAATTTTGGTTTAGTTATTTTAAAGGCTCCTATATCCCAATTTCCGGACCATGTTTGTGTATTAATAGAATTTGGCCAAATTGAATTTATATTAATTGGTAAATTATATGATATTCCTAAATTTAATCCGTTACCTATAGCATCGCCTGATAAACTCCATAATTCAGTTGTACTTTTAAAATTAGGATTAGTTCCATACGAATTCGCATCTCTACCTAATCCTTGCCATTCAATAAAAGTATATGGATTTGTGTATAACATTCCATTTCTATTTGAAACTGCATAAATAATATTATAATCTGAAATTGTTTTAAAACCTATTCCTTGATCAAATAATACAGCATATGTCATAGTTTGAGCAAGATTAACAAAAATATTATTATAAATTAAGTTATCATTTGGATCAAAAGTGCCATTAGGCAAAATCCACATACATGGCATATCTTTAGATGCTTCTATTAAAACAGTGTTATTATAAACTCTGGCGCTATCTACGCCTTTAAGTAATATCCTTCCATTTATATCCACATTAAAACTTATATCTGCTCCTGAAAAATTATGATCGTTTCCTTTAAATATATAAGGAGCATCTACATTTATAGAATAATTATATCTAATTTTCGCATTTTTATGATTGTATATTTGAATTCCATGCACATTGCTACCTGATGAATAATTAATTAGATTTCGGCTAAAATCAATAGTTATTGTATTTTGCGTACCTAATGAATCTCCTATAAATATTCCGCCAGCCGATGAATTACCTAATGCTGTAATAAAACTATTATTAATAATATTACAATAAATTATACTATCAGAAATAACGCTTATAAAAGAACCTCTTTGATGATTTATTATTGTATTATCTACAAATGAAAGATTTCTATTTTTTAAATAAACTAAAATACTATTTCCATATTTATCTATTTTATTTTTTCTAATATATAAATTAGACACATTATTTGTTGAAGAACTAACTATTGAATTTATTTTGCCAGAATTATAACAGAATTTTTTTATTTTAGAAAAATTATCAGTTGAAAATAATATTACAGCCGAATTTTGTGAATTAAAAGTGTTAGAATAAAAATTAATACTATTCGGAGTTATAATCGAATATAAAATTGTTGTATCATCAAAACTGCATCGTTGAATAGTTCCATTAACATTAGATCCGGCTGATAAATATATGTAAGAATTAGTTGTTTTCACAAAATTACAATCTGAAATTGTAAAATCACTTATTTTAAAATCTAACGTTCTACTAGAAGAGCCTGAGTGTGATAAATAAGATTTTTTTATTGAAATTGAATGTGTAGATAAAACTGAATAAAAACATCCGGTGCCTGTGCTAATAAATAATCTTGAAAAATCAGCTTGTTTATCATTAACATAAATTGAATAATTTGCAGTTGAATTAATAATTTCGAATCCTTCAAATTTAGACGAAGCATTTATTATTATTCCGTATGATACGGATTTACCATTTGTGTACACGCATGCACCTATTCCTATAATAGTTACATTTTTATTGATATTCAAATGTGTCCCACTTGTTGTATATTCTCCACTTTTTACTAGAATAGTATCTCCATCTAATGCAGCCAATAAAGATGCGGTAATTGTTGCCTGATCTTCTGGCACTACTATTACTCCAGTAATAGGATATTTTGGAACAGAAAAATATTTATATAATAAAATTTTCGCCTCTCCTATTTGAGCAACTGAATATCTACTAATGCTTTGACATCTGTATGGCAAATTTAAAGTACTATCTGAATTTAATGTAGATTCTTTTAATTCATAAAAAGTTAAACTAGCATAATTGCTATCAGCAAATAAAGTGCTTATAGGTTGTCCTGCTATTCTACAATTAGATGTAGCGTCAATAAACCCGTTGTTAATATTTATTAACTGTTCGCTACAAAAAGTAACTTTTAAATTAGCAGACCCTAATCCCGTTAAACTATCAACTAGTAATGTGTCCGAACCGACGATTTGATAACCAGATACCCATCTATCTACAATATTTGCAATAGGCATTTGACCAAAACTTACTAATTTAAAGTTAAATAAAGCTAACATTATTATAAGTAATTTTTTCATACTAAAAATGATTTAATTCTATTAAAAAAGAACCTCCGTAAACAGTTATATCGTTGCTGTTTGTAACATTTTCAACTTGTATATAGATTCTGTCACCTGCGAGTAAGTGTACATGAACGCCTACCATTCTTTCAACTGTAGATCCTGCGTTGGATGTGACATAAGAATAAACTGTTGAGGTTGTAATACCTGATTTTCTTTTTACATAATATTTAAAATCAGCTGCTACTGAGGCATTAGCATTGTATTCAAATTTAATATCGTACCCGCCCGCGTATGTATTTATTGCAGTGTCTCCGCTTTCCGTGAATCCTAAAAGCTCGGTATTAGGCCATAAGTTTTTATGTGTATTTGTTATTTGAATAGGAGTATCTTTAGTTAATTCTATAACTCTACTAGAATCCATGAACACAGAATTGAAATGATATTTTAAATCGAAAATGTCTTTCCATTCACCTATAGATAACCCATTTAATTTAAAATTATCGGATGATAAAGTATCGAATGTTACTGTGTTAATGTCTTGCGTTGTATCAATCGAAGGCGAACCGCCGATTGATATACTTTTATAAAATGCGTTTAATGAGTCTCCTGTTAAAGTATCTTTTTTTATTGAAAATATAGAATTATTTTGATTTCTTATATCAAAAATTAATCCTGTTGTCATATAATTTTTTGTCCTAAAAAAATAACTTGTTCCTGTATTTAATGTAAAGGGGTTAAGTATTGTTAAATCAGTAGAACCTCCGCTATTTATTGTGAAAGGGACTCCTGTTCCAACACTTCCCTGAGTTATATAAATACCTGGGTTATTGTTACTACTCACATTCAATGTTGGAACAGTCGTGGAGGATGATGATAAATTTAACCCCTGAAAACAATTCGCCAAAGCTCCATTGGCTGTAAATGATGTTGTATATAAATTTCCATCAAAATTCAATCTAGTAGTCGTATTTGTTGGATTTCCTGTTCCTGTATAAAAATATCCGCTAGTTTTAGTCCCGCCACTTGTTTTTAATACTGAATTTTCAATGTCTCCTGTTATTGTTGTTTTAAAAACTTGAGTAGCGTTATAATATTGATTAATGGTCCCGTTTGACTTAATAATTGTTGTATCATCAGCCATGCCTACCTTAATAGAACCAAAAATACTATCTTTACTAACAGAATCAGCATATTTAGCTGTATCAGATTTTAAAGAATAATTAGCCGTATCAGATTTATCAGACCATATAGTACTATCAGCTGTAACTGTATCACCAATAGCATATTCAGCTATTTTTAGTCTAACAAAAGCTGGATTAACTAATGTATCTTTGTATATAACCAAAACTGTTGAATCCTTCACTGTTAATCTTACCTTAGCAATTTGCCAATCTTTATTATCTACAGTTTTAATAATCTGTGCCCGTAACGGAACTAAAGCAAAAAATGCTATTATTATAATAATAAATTTTTTCATGTCTCAAAGATATTAAATTTTTAACATATAATTATTCTCTTTTTCAATCAGCTTTATTGTAACTGTTCCAACATCCGAGGAATCATCCGAAGGCTCAAACTCTAAATTATTCGGTGTTTCATATCCTATATCATTAATTTTAATATCATTAACCGATATAATATTATTTAGTATGTCTAAATAAAACCTATGAAATTCTGTTAAATAAAGTATAGCGTACTTTTGAGGCCGTGAATCCTGCTTACGTGGCTCGCCTGATGAATCAGTAAATAATGTTATTTCATTTCCAGGCGTATCTTTTACTGATTGTCCGGTAAAACAAATTTTATAATAATCATCAAAAACGAACCCGAATTTATTAATAGAATTTTTATAATCAATTTCAACAATATCCATATCACTTTCTCTAACAATAAAATTGTCTGAAAGTATTCGTTCACTTATCCCGGCACTATAATACTCAAAGAATATATTATAATACCCATCTGAAGGCGGAGTTACTGATAATTTGAAAACTTTATAACCTATCCATCCAGCCGGTGTGATATTTACAGCTATAACAGGTGTTGACTCTCCTGTTTCTAAATTCACAAGATATGAATCTGATAACCCAGAAGCAGTTTCTATTTGTATCTGAATATTTATTTCTCTATCTGAAAGCCAATCAGGAAAAAAACTTAATGCCTCAATACCTTTTTGATATTTAATACCTAACTCCATTAAATCAAATTGAGGCATTTTCCCTTCTGTATAATCTATTCCTACACTTCCTCTAAAACGAAACGGATTAAATGCCGGTGTTAATATTTTTATGTTCATGGTTTTAAATATCCTTTAATTTTAATACCTGTATTGCTATCTGTTGTTTCAAAACTCCTTATATAAATTGAATATGAAACCCCGTTTTTATCTTGGATAGTATAATAACGATATGGATCTGTAATATTATAATACATTATTTCACACTCAACCTCTACAGGTAAATATTTTATAATAGTTATCCTTTCATTATCTACATCGGCATATTCTGTTATCAAATTCATAGATACAACATATACTAATCCATTCTTTTTTATAGCTGATGCAAATCTTAATACATCATCTGATAAATAAAGACAAGCACGAATTAACGAACTATGATTTACAATACAATGCCATGCCGATAATTCAAGGTTGTAATATTGTTCTACTCCAATAAACCCTCCAACAAATTGATGATTTGCCAATATAGGAGCACCAGAACTATCACAACGAATAACAAAAATATTACTATCTGTTCTGTATTCTGTATTCCAAGTATTACTATATTGTTGTCTTCTTGTTAATTCAATAGCCACGCAATCAGCTCTATATTGAGATATTATAGATTTCGAATTTTTATAAGGCACCGTAGTTGAGTATATCGATGTTCCTATATAATCATAAGCTAGTTTAAATTCTTCATTACTGGTATCGGGCCAACCTATTTTCAATTCGTTAAAAAGCATACTAGAAGATGCTTTCATTTTTAAATTCTTTGCTTCACCTAAATCGCCACCCAAATAATTTAACCAAGAAAGATCATCTAATTTAATTAGGAATGTATCGGTATCAGAATCATAAGTCATGAAAACATTTGCATATGTATCTAACATTTGGAATAATTTCCTAAATGAGATTAAAGCATTCATCTCTGGATTTTGTCTTATTCCTTTACCGCTTGTAATAAAATCATAATAAGCTTCTGGGACCTGTAGACTAACATCAGCTGTGCGAGTTATTTTTCTTGTTATCTTTTTAAAGGCGTTTTCTAAATAATATCCTAAACATTTTGTTGATGCATATGGGGAGTCGCTTTTTAATGTCATTGTAATATCATCAGCTGTAAAACTCAAATCAAAATATAATATTGATGCTACAGTAACATTAAAAGACGAATAATATAATATCTTATAGTCTGGATTAAGATTTTCATAATCAATAGCAATTACTTCAGTTCCTATCCAATTTTTAACACCCTCTCCTATATTGGTTATATGCTTTATATATAAATTTTTGACTAAAATATCAGATGAATCTACTATGCTTATTAATATATGCCCATCGAGCAAATCGCCAACTGACACATTGCTTGTTATATTAAATGTGACATTCAAGTCTAATTTAATTCCTACAACAGTAGAGTTATTATTTGTATATATTATTCCATAATCTGAAAGTATAGGGGTCAAATTAGCATCATCGCCTATAGAATTAAGAATATCATCGCCCGAGTAAGGATAAACTGGATAAGTCCCTGAAGACATTATTGGCGTTCCTCTTGTCATCCTAACATCTTCCGCCTTTGCTTGTTCATAAATATCAATAGGAGGTATGGTTATTTCATCAAGCGTAATATCAGTTATAGCTTCGCCAAAAATATTTGTCGTGTCTTCTATATTTATTTCCAATTCATCGCTAGCTAACAATTCAGCAACAGACCCGCCTTCGATAATATTAGCCTCTATATAATTATAGTCGTAATCATGACTGTAACTTTCTGGGGAGAAATCAATTTTACCTGAAAACCATATATCGAAATCATTTGTATCTGGATCCCATTTATAAATTGAACATCCTACATCTGAACGTACGAAATCAACATCATGAAATGCTTTAAGTTCTGTCCCTCCGCAATCAGGATCAAGAGAGAATTTTAATTTTAAAGTCAAGGCTGTTAAAAAACCTTTATAAACACTATGAACTTCTTGTTTTTTTCCTATCTCTTTTATTCCATCAGGAAGATTTTTTAAAGGCAATACATAATTTTCAACTTCTTGAAATTCATAATTTAAAGTAACTATATAATCATACCATTTACCGCCCGCCCATTGTAGATAATTATTATAAGTCCCAAATTGATTGATAATAAAGGCCATTTTATCTATTTCTCCTACTTAAAAGAATTATTCTATTATTATCGTTATCTATAAATGTTTCTAATCCTCGTTGTGTTAATGTTGTTTTAGGTTGTGATTTTATTGTTTGTCTTGTTTTTTTTTGCTCGCTAAGTAAAGGTAATAAATCAATACCTAAATTATTTAATTTTTCTTTTGATTGTTCATTGCTTAATATCTTTGTACCACGTGGAAACATACCCATACTTTTTTCTGTTGCAATATTCCATGATTCTCCAGGTTTTTTATATAGTTCGAATCCTTTTTCTGCTATCGTTCCTATAGTGTCCTTAGGCATATATGGTGTACCCTTGAAAAACTTAGGCAACGGTTGAGCTGCGACAGCTGCAGCACTAACAGCACCAGCACCAGCTAAATATCCGGCCCAAGGCATACCGAACGTTAAAGGACTAGCGGCAACAGCTTTTATAACTCCGGCTAATGTATCAATAACAATATTAAAAATATTCTTTTTCTTTTCTGCTTTGGCCTCGTCTTGCTTTAATTTTAATTGAATAGCTTTTGACTTTTCACTATATTGTTTTTCAGTAATAGTTCCTTTATCCAATCTATCTTTTAAAATACTTAATTCTGTATCTGCTTCAATTTTTTTTACGTTTAATTTATTATCAATACCAGCATTAAACCTATCTTCTATTATTTTCTCGCCTGCTTGCTCGACGGATTCAGTAAATCCTGTTTTGGCCTCAGCTAATTGTTTAGCTTTCTCCAATTCAGCAGCATCAGCCTCGTCTTGCGCTTGTTTATTTACATCTATTACATGTTGTTTTAATTTTATTTCTTCCTCGGCAAGCGATTCTTTATTATCAAAAACTATTTTATCTGAATCTATTCTTTTTAAAGAAATATCATCAATATAAAGTTTTTCACGTTCTATATTCTCTGTTTTAGTTTTAGATTTTTCTTTTTCAAGTCTATTTAAAGTTGATTCTTGTCTGATAGTTTTTTCATCGAATTTATTCTGAGCAGCATAATAA